ATAAAACACAGTAAGTCGTGTTTCAACAGAAACTGTTGTTTATGACGGCACAAGTCAGGTGTATAGTTTAACAAATACACCGGCCAACTTACGTCCGTTTGATAATAACGTATTAGTTGAATATGCTGGAAGAATTTTACGTCCGGCAGATACTGTTTATTTTGATGTCGTAGGAACAGTTCGTACTTACACAGTAAGCACAGTTGACTATGCTATTAATACCATTGATGCAAACAAGGTTAGAGTTTTCTTAAACGGCACCGAACTAGCAATTTCAAGACAATTTACTTGGAAGTCATCTAGCAATCAGTTAACAATTAAGCGTGGAGTTGCTAAAGTTGGCGATAAAATTGCATTGGTAATTTTAGAAAATGCAGAATACTACATTGACGAAGACTCAACAGGTGCTCAATTGCGCTTAGTAGATAGTTACTCGGTTAACGATAAATTTGCAGTTACTACATTTACTAATCACGATATTTTAGATATCGAACGTAATAGTGATTATATTACATCTGCAAGTATTGTGACTGTAGGAACTACCGACTACTATAGATTAAATCAATTATTAGCAGGACGCATCCAACTTAGAAACCCTGCGTTGGGCGCACAGTATATTTGGTTAGCATTGAACGGAGAATTGTTAACTCCTGAAATCGATTATATCTTAGAAGATAATTTAACTTATATTCAAATTGATAGAAACAGAGTGTTAACATCTACAGATGTAATAGACCTTATTGTATTCAGTAGCGATGTAACTACTGGTAGACCTTTTGGTTATAGAATATTCAAAGATATGTTAAACAGAACAATCTATAAGAGATTAGATTCTGAAGCATCGGCAGTATTAGCACAGCCATTAAATTATTATGATACAACTATTGTGTTAGAAGATGCCAGCGGCTTAGTTGAACCATTGCGTAGTCAGAATCAAGCAGGTATTGTTCTAATTGATAAAGAGCGTATAGAATATCTTGAAAAAGATGGAAATACATTAAAATATCTACGCAGAGGTACACTAGGAACTGGAGTTCCTGAAGTGCATCCAGTAGGAACAGCAGTACTTGATGCAAGTACAAACCAAACTGTTCCTTATAAAGATGAAACAGAAACTGTTGTTTTAGTTGCTGGCGGATACTCACAGGCATCTGAAATATATGAAAACAGTTTTGGTATCAATGTTACTTCAGTCAAGTATAATTTTAACAATACTACAGCGTTCCCATTAGGCGGACAAGTTGTGACTGTAAAAGGAACTGGATTCAAGGAAAACGTTGAAGTTGTTATCGGTGACCCTACACTAAAAACAACATTTGTAGCCACAGAAGTTAATTCTGCCAATGAAATAATTGTTAGCAACATCGATAGATTATTTGTAGGCAAGGAAGTTGTATTCAGCGGCGCAGTTTTTGGCGGTATTGATTCTTCTATTTCTTATTATATTTTAACTTATGGACAGGATGTAGTTACAGAAGAATATTATATTACAGTTAGCGAAACAGTAAACGGCAGTCCGGTGTCATTATCAGTAAGTACTGGCGAAATGACCGGTTCTCATATGAGAGCTAAGTGCAACACTACTTATGTAAGTAGTACTGAATTGACATTTATCAGTCAAGCAGAAGTAGTTGGTGCGTACGATTTAGTAATAGTAAATCCGTCGTTTAGTGTTGGACCAGTTACAGTGGCACAAACTAGTTACGTAGCACCAGCGGCTATAAAATATGTACAAATCTTGTTACCGTTTAGCCCAATAGTTAATACTATTACCACAAGAAACCCAGCAGAAACTGGTGAGTGGTATAAGGAAACTGCCGAAATTAGTGTGGCAAATATTCAAGTAGGAAGAGGTTATAAGATTAAAACCATTGGTACAACAGATTACATGAGTATCGGCGCAAGTTCTAACACAATTGGTACAGAATTTATAGCAACAGCAGTGGGTTCAGGCACAGGTACAGTATTAGACTATACAAGTATTCCTTTAGAATACTGGGAAGGTTTGGATATTGAAGTGTTTGTAGCAGGCCGCCGCTTGCGTAAAAATCCAACATCAGTATGGGACGAAAGTTTAGGCCCAGATAGCCCAAGTGGTGACAAACAATTACAAGCAGAATTTGCAGTAAACAAGAATGTGGGTGCTTATGTACGTTTAACAGAGCCTCCAACAAATGGCGCAAAAGTTATTGTACAGAAGAAAGTGGGTCAAGCGTGGGTAGCACAAGGTCAGAGCCTTGTTGATGCACAAACTGACCAAGCAAAATTCGTTCGTGCAAAGACTGCGAATTTGCCTCGATAAATATAGAATACAGGTGATTTTAACATGACAACAAAACCAAACGAAAATTCAGGAATCCGAGTACAAGGACATATAAAAATATTTGATCCAACTACTAAGGAAGTCTTTATTGATAAGAAAAACGCTATTCACTACGAAAATATGAGTATAGCCCTGGCAGAAAGTCTTGCAAACGCAGGCAAAGGGTTTATATATGAGATGGTGTTTGGCAATGGCGGCACTTCGGTGGACCCAACAGGAGTTATTACATACCTTACTCCTAACAGCACAGGGTCTAATGCCAGTTTATACAACGAAACATACACTAAAGTAGTTGATGATAGAAGCACAAATAATTTAGATCCAACTAGAAATAAGATAGAAACACGTCATGTTACTGGTACAAACTACACAGACATCTTAATCACTTGTTTATTAGACTACGGCGAGCCTAGCAATCAAGACGCATTTGACAACGCCACGTACACAGACGGCGAATATGTGTTTGATGAACTAGGTTTAAGAGGTTACGATCCTGCTGGAACAGGTCGTTTACTAACACACGTTATCTTCCACCCTGTACAAAAGAGTTTAAACCGTTTAATTCAAATAGACTACACAGTTAGAGTACAGAGCTTAACCGGTTTTAATGAGGCTTAATTATGTCATACCAAGTTAGATATACAGATTCAACAAATTTAGACAAACCAGCATTAACGGTAGAAGATAATACCATTAATGATTCAACATCGTTACAATTTCCAGGTCGTAATGTTACTGGTTATGGCACAATTATTGCAGAAAACTTTTTACACTTATTAGAAAATTTTGCTAACGACAGCGCACCAACAAATCCAATAGAAGGACAATTATGGTACGATAATACTGCTGGTGTTAACCAACTAAAAGTGTGGGACGGTACTAGTTGGTCTAGTGCTGGCGGTTTAAAGAAAGGCAACGTTGAGCCAGAATTGGCAACTAGTTTACCAGGAGACCTATGGGTAAACACCGATACACAACAATTATACCTATACACAGGTTCAGGTTGGATCTTAGTTGGTCCAAGATTTAGTGAAGGTGCTCGTACTGGTGCTGAACCAGAGTTTATCGAAGACACATTAAGCAACGCTCAGCCAGTGGTTTCTAACTATATTAATGGTGAGCGTGTTTGTATTATTAGTAAAACAGCGTTTACACCAAAAACTTTAATCACAGGCTTTCAAACAATCAAAGCAGGTGTTAATTTAAACTCTAACTACAATACATATTGGGGTACTGCTGAAAAGGCAGCGGCGCTGTTAGTAGGTACCACTACAGTTTCTGCATCAAACTTCCTAAGAGGCGATGCAACTAGTAATACAACATTTCCAATCAACGTTAGAAATGCAGGCGGTATTGCAATCGGTGAAGATACTCAGTTAAATTTAGGTATTGACGGTGCCGCAGGTGTAATTTTTCACAAAACATCTGGTAGTAACTTAGATATTCGTATGAACAACAACGGTGCTATCCGTACAGTTGTTCGTGTTGACAGTTCAGAGCGTGTTGGTATTAATAATATTAACCCACAGACTGACTTAGATGTAGGCGGAGACTTTAACGCATCCGGTAACATTACCGCAGACGGTAGTGCTACATTTGGCGGCGGACTTACAGTAACAGGCGCATTAGATATTGCAGGTGATGTATCGTTTGGTACAGACAATACAAATACAGTAACAGTATCTGGTGTTATTTTACCAGACGTAAACTTAGGTGCAGATATTGGTACTGTAGATAAAAAGTTTCAAAGAATTTGGAGTTCACGCTTTGACGGTGAATTTTATGGAAACGTGTTTGGTTCGTTAACTGGTAATGCCAGCGGATCGTCTACTAAACTAGCATCTCCAACAATCTTTGACTTAGACGGTGACATTACATCTAACGAAGTTGAATTTGATGGACAAACAGGTACTCCGACACTTAATACTCTAACAGCATCAGGTACAGGCACAGAAGCAACATTGACATTTGTGGCACAGACAGTTGCTCCGTATCCAACAGGATCTACTATTGTAGTATCTGGTGTTGCTCCAACAGGATATCGCGGAACTTACACAGTTACAGACGGTGGACTAGACTATGTTAAGTATGCTAGTACACAAACTGGCCCACAAACATCGGCAGGTGCTGTTTCAAGATTTGGGTTATCAGGAAATAGAAAACGTTTTTACACACAATTAAGCGAAACCTTTATTGCAGATAAACCAGAAGTTACAAGTATTCAAGAAGGTGATGAATTTGTTGTACAGCGTGGAGCAGAAGGTCTTAAAAAGATTACAAAACAAAGTCTGTGGACAGCAATACCTGTAACACCTTGCGGAGTAGTGCTACCATTTGCTGGTTTAGTTGCACCTACAGGATGGCTATTCTGCGACGGTTCAGAAGTATTAATATCGAGCTACCCAGAATTGTTTGATATCATAGGATATCAGTTCGGCGACATTACTACATTATTAGGACTTGGTACTTTCAAACTTCCAGATATGCGAGGCAGAATGGCTCTTGCTATGGATAGTATGAATAATGGTATTACAGTTCCAAGCAAATTAGATCCAACACAGCAAATTAGCACAGGCGGCGGCGCCGCAAATAGAGTAACAGATGCAACTGCTGATATTGTTGGCCAAGGCGGCGGCGTTGAGAAGAAGTTAATTGACACTTCTGAAATACCAGATCACGTACACGATTTAATCGGCGACGATGAAAACAAATACTATGCGTTTAGAAACGTTCCAGGAGATCCAACTGATACTAATGCTATTAGCGGAGAAGGTTCTACTACTACAGCCCGAGGACAATACATGTCAGACTCTGGTGGCATTTTAGGATATCCAAAAACTGCTGGCGGCGAATCTATACAATCACAATTCAATGTTATGAATCCATACTTAACATTGAACTACATTATTAATACTGGACGAAACGTACTATGACATATAGAATTAACAAAACTGACGGCAATCAATTAACAGATATCCCAGACGGTACGTTTGATACCAGCACAACATCACTAACGTTAATTGGTAAAAACGTTACAGCATTTGGAGAAGCATACAATGAGAACTTGGTAAAGTTGCTAGAAAACTTTGCTAGTTCTAGCGCACCAGAATCGGCATTAAAAGGGCAGTTGTGGTACGATACTGGTAGTGGAAGATTAAATGTATATGACGGCAGCGACTTTAGAGCAGCCGGTGGTCCTATTGTTAGTAACAGAGAACCAACTAATTTAGTTGCAGGAGATTTGTGGATCAACAATGAAACTAATCAGTTATGGTTTTATGATGGCACTGACTTAACACTTGCTGGTCCTATATACAACAATATTCAAGGTACTACAGGATTTGTAGTAGAAACAGTACTGGACAACTTTAATAGAGGCCATACAGTTGCAAAATTATATGTGGCCAGCACTTTACTAGGGTTGTTTAGTAAAGATGCATTTACACCTGCACAGCCAATTGTTGGATATGCAGAAGGAATCAAAGATATTCAAGTTGGATTTAATGCTGGTTCGTTAACAGACATGAAATTTGATGCTATTGTGACTCGTGCTGAAAATATTTTAACAGCAGTAGGTGATTTAAAATCAGCAGAACAAATTGTCTATAACGACGAAGATCAGGTTATTGTTGGTAGTTTAACACTACAATCAGATGCAGGGTTAATCATAGGTTCTTCAGAAGACGTTGATTTAAAAGTTGATGGCGGAAAATTTACCATTGAGCACAAACTTACAGGACAAGATATTGGTATTAAAATTAAATCACCAACAGGTACTATTGAAGCCATTACTATAGATTCAGTGAATTCAAGAGTTGGTATTTTCCAAGAAATTCCAACATCGACTATGGACATCAACGGCAATTTAAAAGTTGCAGGGGACTTATTTGTTGGAGGAGATACTGTAACATTAAACACTACAGTACTTGAAGTTGAAGATAAAAACATAGTTTTAGGTAAAACACTTAGCACACCTACAGATTCGTCAGCCGATGGCGGTGGTATTATATTACAAGGAACTACTGATAAAAGTATCTTGTATGATTTAGCAACTGTAAGTTGGAGTTCTAATCTTAATTGGAATTTAACAACAGGAAACTCTTATAGAGTTAACAATGTTTCTGTACTGTCTAACAATACCCTGGGCGCAGGTGTGTTATATTCTAGTTTACAAACATTAGGAGCACTACAAACTCTTAACGTTGATGATGCTACCTATATCAATAATACAACTATTAGTACCTCTGCAAATAATTTAATTTTAAATCCTGCAGATAACGTTGCAATTAGCAGTAAAAGAATTGTTGACCTAGCAGATCCTGTAGATGAACAGGATGCGGCTACTAAAAATTATACAGATGCTCGTGTGTTTGACCGCGGTCTTTCTATGAGCATGGACGTAACTGGATTATCAAACAACCAAATTGCTACAATTTTAGATACTATTGCTCCGTATTATGATCCAATAACAGCGCCAGAAGGTGTAGCCAAAGACGGTACTAGACTTCGTTTACATGCAACTACACTATCAGCGTCTTCAGGAAATATTACATACAGTCCTACAGTGGGCGTAGAGTTCCAGACTATTTTAGTTGATAAAGCAGGCGGTTCAGAAAATCAAGCAGTTGTAAGCGACCTAGCAGTAGGACAAACTATTACTGGTCCTAGCGTGTCAATTAGCGTAGTTAGACAGGATAAATTATTTGTTATGGGCGGTGGTTTAACACCTACTCCAGGACAATGGGGATTTGAGAGCGATATCAATGCACCTTATTAAGCACAGACTTCAAATAAGCAGGCAGCGATAAATAACATATATTAGGGGTTATAAGAATGGCGTACACAATAAACCGATGGGACGGAACAGCGATTGCAGTAATCGAAGACGGTACCGTCAATCAAAGTTTAGACATTAAGTTAATCGGTAAAAATTATGCCGGCTACGGTGAAATTCAGAACGAAAACACAGTATTCATGTTGGAGAATTTCGCAAGCGGAACAAGTCCAGCAAACGCAGTACGTGGACAGTTATGGTACGATAGCGGTAATAAAAAGTTAAAGATTTATACAGGCGATATAGTCGGTGCTGTAAAGCAATGGAAGCAAATTGGCGGAGCAGAATACGGCAGCACAGAACCAAGTTATCCTAACAACGGTGATTTTTGGTTTGATGTAAATCGAGATCAACTTAAAGTAAGAAACGGAGATAGTTGGCTAGCAATCGGACCTCAAAGTGCTGGTGCTGGCGTAACGCAAATGGTTTCTAAGCAAGTTCGTGGATTCCCTGTAGGCAGTACAACTCCTCAAACTTATTCTATCATTATTGCTAATATTAATGATATTCCTGTTTATATTACTTCTAGAGAAGAATTTACACTAGATACTAGCGACCCTGATTCTATTATTGTTGGTTTTAATCTAATTAAGAAAGGTTTAACACTACAAGAAGTAGACGATACAACCGGTGTCAGCGGAACTCCAACATACTTATATTGGGGTACATCTAGTAACGCATTACGACTAGGCGGATTCCTAGCATCAGATTATGTACGTTCAGGTAGTTCAAACTTTACAGCCACAGTTCGTTTTAGCGATTTAGGCTATACCGTAGGCGACAGTAACGACCTGGCAGTATTCATTGAAACAGGTACAGAGCCAGTAATTCAAAATACTACAGGTCCCAGAGTTTATTTTAGAGTTAGAGACGGTTCAGATGTTAAGAACCCATTAACAATTAATGCAACTAAACTTGAACCAGGTGTTGATAACACATTTAGTATCGGTACTAGTCTTAAAAAATGGAAAGAAGTTTATGCTACAAACTTCTACGGTATTGCAGATAATGCAAATGCACTTCAAGTAGAAGCAGGAGTTTATCGTGTAGCCAGCACAAGTGCAGGTGTTAATACTATTGCCGCTCGCGACAGCAGTGGTAATTTAACAGCAAATACATTTAATGGTAACGCTACTAGTGCTACTAAATTAGCAACTATTAGAACTATTAACGGTGTAAACTTTGATGGTACTACAAATATTATTATCGAAGACGATACAAAAGTTAGAATAGACGGTAGTACAATGACTGGCTATTTGACTTTAAATGGCGATCCAACATCATTAAATCATGCCGCTACAAAAAACTATGTTGATGCACAGTTTGGTGTAGGCGGTGTATTAAGTATTGCAAGAGGTGGTTCTGGTGCAAGCACAGCCGCTAATGCTAGATCTAACTTAGACGTTCCAACACGCACAGGTGGAGACGCCAGTGGTACATGGAACATTAACATTTCTGGATCAGCCGCACAATTAAACGGATATGCAAGTTCAACATCTGCGACAGGCGATACTATTGCTAGACGAGATAGTAGTGGTAATTTAACTGCTAACGTGTTTAGCGGTACTGCTACTTCAGCACGTTACGCTGACTTGGCAGAAAAGTATATTCCAGATAACAATTACGAAGTTGGAACAGTTGTAATGGTAGGCGGCGAAAAAGAAGTCACTGCGTGTACATTTGGCTCACGTGCAATCGGCGCAATATCTGGTAACCCTGCTTATATGATGAACAGCGGCTTAGAAGGCGGCGTATATGTTGCACTAAAAGGTCGTGTTCCAGTTAAAGTAACTGGCCGTGTTAAGAAAGGTGATCGCATGATTGCTAGTGAAGGCGGTGTTGCTATAGCAGGTCAATTCCACTCAAACGCAGATGTATTTGCCATTGCGTTAGAATCAAACGATAATATAGATATTAAAATAGTGGAGTGTTTAATTCTTTAAACAGCCATATCTGCTTTAATAGCAGGATCTGGATTATAGTTTTCCAACATAAAATCGTCGACTACATAGTCGGCGATTTTTTTTCCTACTGTAATAAACAATGTTGGTAATTGCTTTGGGGTGCGGGCTAGTTGTTCATTGACTGCGTCAATATGATTATTGTAGATGTGACAGTCTCCCCCAGTCCATACAAAATCGCCTACTTTTAAATTACACTCTCTAGCAATAATATGTGTAAGTAAACTGTAACTGGCAATGTTAAATGGTACACCTAAGAACATATCGCAACTACGTTGATATAGTTGACAACTTAGATACCCGTCAGTAACATTAAATTGACTTAATATATGACATGGCGGTAATGCCATTTGATCGAGCTCTCCGGGATTCCATGCAGTCATAATATGTCTACGACTACCTGGATCTTTCTTAATCCCTTCGATTAAATTCTCAAGTTGATCGATGTCGGAGTTTAGAAAAGGTCGTTGCCAATGACGCCATTGTACTCCGTAAACCCGACCTAGATCGCCTTCGAACTTTGCTTTTGGTTTCCAGTAATCTGCTTCTGCATTAGCAGTCCAAATAGTATTTTTACTGGAGTCTCTTGTGCCATGTAGGATTTCTGCAAGACGGCGTTCGTCGCCGCTACCTTCTAAAAACCAAAGAAGTTCCGAAACTACTGCTCGCCAAGCGAGCTTCTTAGTAGTAACTGCGGGAAAACCTTCTTGCAGATTAAAACGCATTTGATAACCAAACACGCTACGAGTACCTACACCCGTCCTATCAGTCTTGTTCTTTCCGTTTTCTAGTATTTGTTTTAGTGCTTCGTGATATTGTTTCATTGTGATATTCTTCTACTATACAGGTTCCTAAGTTAACAGTTTGATGTAATTTCATACCATCTAAGAACTCTGTTAAATCTATACTAGTATCGTTTAAGTATTCGCCTTGTATTCTAGTTAAGTAAACTTTATCTAAAACTGGTTTGCTTTGTAATAGTAAATTTGGTCCACCGATTACAAATATGTTTTTGCGTCTATTTGTCTGTTTTAAACTTTTTAATGCTTCGCAGGCATCGCCGCGAATTTGTTCTATATCTTCACGTTCTAAAAACTTGTTAGTAAAAAGAACATTTAATCGTCCAGGTAATGGGCTAGGCATATCGGGACTTTCCCAAGTCTTACGACCCATAACAACGACTTGATTTTGTGTAACGGATTTAAACCATTTCATATCGTCCTTGTTACTAGGCCACGGTAACGACCCTTTCCACCCCATACCACCTATATCATCTACTGCAAATAAAGCCGCTATCATAATTTATTTTTTTGGTTTTTTAAGAAAACTCTTTGTTTGTTTCATTACATCTTTCTTCACACGCTCAACGTCTAACCTGAAGTCTATATGTTCAATAGAATCCTCATAGGTTGTGATTAGTTCAGAAAGATGTGCTTCAAGATCGTCTATGCTGTTTTTTCTAGCGTGATCGTCGATGTTAATATCCCATACCTTCCCATCTTTGAAGATGATTCTCATCGAATACAAATATGGGATAGGTATTGCTTTTACATCTACATCGCTAAAAACCTCTGGCCATTGATCTACAACATCTTTTGGCAGAGATTTTTTCTTCACGCTTCAGCAGTAGCCTTCTTCTTAGTCGGTACCAGTGCTTCTGCTTGACGACGAAGTTCAGCGGCTTCTTTGCTCAAACGATCTGCTTGGCTTCGATAAGACTTTGCTAGGTCCTCGTCAGATAAAGGTTGCTCATTAATTTTTGCAACTTGGCTTTCGGCTACAACATCTGTCTTAGTAGTTTCTGTAATGTCTTTTACAGTAGCAACTTCAGTGGCTTGGGATCCATTGCCCAGTGCTAAGTCATTAACACTAATGCCTCTTTGCTCTGCAATGATTTGATTAAGTTGATCTAAACTAATAGTCGACTGCATCGTTGGAATCATTTCAATTTCAGATGTTTTAACTTTAAGCAATTTGCTATTAAAATGCAAATTGGCAAGCATGATACTACCGTCTGGGAAATTTGTACGAGCCATTGCTTCTGCAAATTCGTATGCACTTTGTCCTGCTGGGCTTTCGACTAATTTAATAAGAGAATCATGTTGATCATCAGATAAACTAGCAGTATCGATAACTAGTGCGGCATCACTTTCACCGGGTAGTGTTCTATAAGCAACGATAACTTTACGTCCGTTTGCTTTAATGCGTCCTACGTGTTTTAAATTAACCATTTTGTTGTTGTCCTTGTTTAGCAACGCCCTCTAAAAATCCATTGAGTTTGTTATAAACTCCGCCCACGGCCGCCATTTCGCCAGGTTTAAATGCACCACGCTGTGCCGCAAGGTCGATGATGCTTCTTAGTAGGTTTAAATCTTGAACATTTAAGTCTACTGATTGTTGCGCTTCTGCTGGCGCAGGTTGTTGTGCTACTTCTTGAGTTTCGGTTTTTTCGGTCATAATTATACTCCTTTGTATTATTATATATGCAGTTAATTATTTAGATACTTTAAATGTGAACACGCCAGTAAAAAGAAACTGGCTTCTTTTGGCTCTTCAAAACCAACTTTAATTTTGGTTTGATATTGATTATTTTCTAACACTAAACACTCGCCAATATAAAATCGGTGTTTAAGATTTTCGTAAATCCAATCCTTAACGGATGCTACAATATTATATTTTAGATCCAAATAGTAGTAATGGAAATAGGGAGGCGGATCCTGCACCTCCCTACAGCCTAACACATTAAGTGGATTTATTTTAGCATTATTTGCCATTATTTCTTATCAGGAAACTCGTAGTATGCGTATGTACCAAATGGCGGAACAATAGTGTCGTTACCGTGAATAATAAAAATTGTATCACAGTAATCTTCATCACCCCAACTGTCCCAAGGATAACCGTCTGTGAACATGATAAACTTCTTAGGGTTAATGTCATGTTCTTTCATGTATTCCCAGTTACAATCAAAGTCAGTGCCGCCACCGCCCATTAATTCATACTCGCCAATTTCTTCAGAAGTATATCCGTTAAAGTCTTGTTCATTATATACCTTAGTGTCAAAGCACCAGATTTTAATGTTGAAGTCTTTAAACTCTTCCATAATGCCTTTAATTTCGCCTAGGAAGTCTGAACCCATAGCATCAGTAATACTACCAGACATATCCAAAGATACACAAATATCGATGCTAGTATCAAAATTACAACCAGGCAAAATTGCGCCAGTCATTTGACCTTTGCGACTTGGACGAGCCCAACTAAAGTCGTTTTTAATTGTGCTCTGGATTTGCTGACGTAACAGTTCACGCCAGTTCATCTTTGGTTCAGTCATTTCCTTAATCATACGAGCAATATCACCAGGCACATTACCTGCGCCTGCGGCCTGTGCGGCTTGAATCATTGCTTCTTTGATTTCGTCGCGAATCTTTTTCAATTCTTCTTTACTATATTTTGGACCTTTGCCGTCGCCGTCTTTATCCGGATCCAAATGTTCGTCCAACAGTTCGCCAAGTGCGGCTAATTGTTCATCGTCGTATTTGCTATAGATTTCGTCATACACTTGTTCCGCACTCCAACCGTCATACTTGCGGTCATAGAAAAATTTAACTGGAGGATCGTCTCCGATACGTTCGCGTTTTAGCAAACCGTTTACGCAATAGTCAGCGGCAATATTCCAAACTTTCTTATCGCGACTTTCTACACGCATCATATGGTCATAAACACAATGCAAAATTTCGTGTGCTACAACGAATTCAACTTGTCTAGGAGTCATCTTTTCGAAGAACTCTCTGTTAAAGTAAAAATTACGGAAGTCTGTTGCGGCAGTGGGCAACCAATCGCTTGCATCGACAAGTTTCATGCGAGTAGCCATATTGCCAAAAAATGGATGACGTAATAGCAAACCAACTCGTGCTACAACAATCTTGTCGATAATTGGATCTAGTGAATGTGACATTTATGCTCCGTTTCTTTACTGTATGTTTATATTATACAGTCACTTCTATACTTTGTCAAGGTTAGAGGTGCATCTCTGCACCTCTATTTTGGTTATCGCTTGTCCTGAGCGGCCGCGATGTACTTACCAAACTTTTCGTGGAACTCATCGAAACACTCGATTTCGTCTGGATCTAACGGAAGTTGATATTGGGTAAGTGCAAGTTTGGTGCCCATAACAACCAATTCAGTTTCAAAATTATCCATCATAAAACGGAAGAAGTTATTAACCTTCTCGTCAAATTTCTTGTCTTGCTTTTCGGTTGCATCTTTCAACTCGTAGCACATAGACACAGTCAAAGAATACATAGCAGAAATTTCAATTTTGGAATCTAATTTCTTAACTTTACCGGCCAAAATATCTTCTGGCTTAGGCAGTTTGCTAGACACTTTTCGGTGTGCCATAAACTTAAGAGCAAGACCTTCACCCACTGCACCGGAAATCAAATCCATCAGCGTTTCATCGTTTGTGTCATCTTCCTCTAAAAGCTCAGAAACGAAACTCCAAGAACGGGGTGTTGCAAATGCACGGCTTGAAGACTTAGGATCGAAGTCGTACAAGTCTTTCTTGGCAAAAGTAACGTAGCCGACAACATCTTTGTGTACACGGTTGTTAGTAGCCCACAAAGACCAGTCATCAAAGTCTACACGCATTTCCAAGTGAACGAAACGATTAGCCAACGGTGCTGGCATACGATATGTAACACCTTTGTCTGCTTCGCGGTTACCAGCCGCAACAATCAAAACGTTATCTGGCAGTTTGTACTGTCCCACACGACGGTTCAAAATAAGTTGATAAGCGGCGGCTTGTACGCTAGGAGCCGCAGAGTTCATTTCGTCCAAGAACAAAATTACATTAGGGAATTTAGATGCAAGTTCTTCGGTGGGTAGTTCGCTTGGGCTACCCCAAACCATAGTGCCTGAATTGGTATCAAAATATGGAATACCTTTGATATCTGTAGGTTCCCAAAGGCTTAGGCGAATGTCAATGACATGGGCACCCATCTCTGCACCAATTTGGTGAATAATATCGGATTTACCAATGCCCGGAGGACCCCAAAGGAACAACGGACGCTGTTTCTTAAATGCCTTACGAATAGCGTTCTTTGCACCGTTCGGGCTAACTTGACGATTGACTACTTCTGCTTTTGCCATTACATGCTCCTGTGTTAAAAATGATTGCAATTAATTTCGCAGTATCATTAGTATAACGCCACTCCGCAGGAATGTCAACGTGATTTTTAAAAAGTTTTGTGGGTTTTTGGTAATTCGCGCTTCATAGCCTTAATCAAACCATATTTTCGAACATCGCCCGAAAATAAGTGTAGTTCTATGGCTTTACGCTCGCTCAAAACTGTAATTGAGTCTTCTGTAAGATGATATGGACAGTCCAAAAATTTGTCCAAATATAATAGTACCTGTGGTTTTAAATCCAAATCAGGTGGAAACGGAACTTCGTAAACTTTGATATCCAAAACTTCAGTTATGTAACGCAGGCCTTCGTCTGTTAGTCTGAGACTTTCACGCTCTTTGGCTCTGTTGTTTTTCCACCACAATCTTGTTTTAATTTTAAGATTTTCTTCGCTCAAAGCCTCTCCAGATTCTTTAATAAAAATCTTAGTATAGGCCTGCTTGGTGTTCATTTAAGTTCTTCGCCAGTGGTTAGTTTGTAAACAGCAAAGTCGGTTGAATTGAAAAGTGTATTAAGTTTCTTTGCCAAATTGTGTGCATGGCCAGGATTGCTAAAACTAACTTTTTTATATTTGCTTCCTGGATAACCGCTAAGACTATTTTGACTTTTTAAGTTAAAAGGTTTACCCTGATAGAATACCGCCCAAATTGCCTCGGCTTCTAAAATTTGGTCACTTTTAAATGTCTTCTTGTTAATTTTTTCCAATACAACTGTTGGCTTTGGGCGACTCATATATACGTTCCTCAATAATATACGTATATATTTATCCAAAAATTACATCTTTTGGTCCCAACTTCCTCCGTCCATTTCGACCTTAACTACAGTATCGTCCTTGCGAGATTCTTGTATTAGACCTTCATAGTTACCTGCTAGTCTAGTCATAACCATACCTAATGTATAGGCAAGATTTTTAGCAGTAGCCATGTCGAATCTAACTTCTCTTTGATTGCCTAAATCGGCACCCTTAATGGTTTGAAGCACCTGTTGTATTACCGCGGTATTGATTTTATTTTCTTGCATTTGATAACCTGTGTTTCATTTCTATTTCTGTTTTAAACGGTCCTTCATACGGATAACGTTCGATAGTAATTAGTTTAGGACAGAAACTACGCACCCAACCTTTATCAAATTTAATAATATAATATCCGGCGCAGTAAACACTTTTAGATTTATTACTCTTTGTAAACAACGGTAAATGACGTTTAACATCGAATAACGGATTGTATGGAAGTGTGCTAGTTGGATAACCGTGTACTTCTAAATCTTCTTCGGACTTAACTTTCTTTTCTAAAGTTTTCTTTATAAAAAATTCAGGACCAAATCGTTCTACAATTTTCTTTTTTGTATCGAATGTAGTAATAGCATTTTTAGAACTAAAGATATATTTCTTTTGTTCGGTGATTTTTAATACACCTACTTTATTGCCATTTTCTTCTACTATCCAAAACTTACCATCGACTACGGGTTTGGCGTGTATCTCTGTCATATTAGGACTCCAACAATTTTCTGTTTTGTTTTCACAAGTATCTTCGTACTGGCAAATTTTCATTTATGATATCTCGCATTGAGTGGTTCGGCATACTGCTGTGCTTGATCTGAAATCTTTTTAAGATCATATAATTGACAAAACTTAAGAAGACGTATACCGACCTGGCTTACATTCTTTTCTTTGTCGATATTATCTTTAATGGTACCGAAGATTTTTTCTTTAATATCGCTAGGTTGTGCCGCTAAATCTATTAACTGTCTATTACGTTCGTAGTCATCTTTAACACGATGTTCGACTCCGTTATGGTCTACCCAACGTTGCAACATGAGATTGTTCCAAGCGAATCCCTGTGCTTCTCTGTCTTTAAATGCTTCTTGTAGTTTGTTTACACGCACCTTAGGATATGCACTAAACACGTTATCGCTACTATCTCCACGAATACATTTTTCAAACAATAACCACTTTGGATCAGGAATTGCCTTAGGTTCTTTAGTTTTGTTATCTATAACAAGTTTACCTTTCTTGTCAAAGATACCTTCGTGTGTAATATGATGTTCTTGAACACCGTTATACTGACTCACGTTGGGCGCAATTAACTGTACAAAATCGCTGTCTGTTGAGATAATCACGTGCTTGTCTTCTGGATGACTCTGAATCCACCCAGCAATTAAGTCATCTGCTTCTAGTTCGCCGTGCTGTAGTACAGTACAGTTAGTTTTTTCAATAATAAATTCTTTGAACTTATCAAAACTTTCCCAGAATAGTTGATCCTCTTCTTGTTCTTTGACAGTTAATGCCGCACGAGCATCGCTACGATTGCGTTTGTACGGTTCGTAGTAATCTTTGCGCCATGAGCGACCTTCGAGGCAGAATACTACATGGCTACCGCCAAAGTCTTGCCAGGCCTTTTTGATACTGTTTAAAGTGATGTGAAACGCCATGCCAAGTTTAATGTCAGCATCGCCCTTAATTACGTGTCTAGCACGAAAGAATGTGTTAGCAGTATCTACTAAAATATATGTCATGAAACCTCAGACTTGCCTTCGGCAATCTTTTTAACATTAATAAATCCAGCACCTCTATCTGACATATCGATGCCCTCTTCGCTGGCTACATTTTTGCATAGTTCTCTAAACCAACGATCCACAATTTCTTCATCAGGATCGCCATCAAATCCATAACCCGCTTGTTTTAATTGTACTACAAATTCATCGTTCCAGTCAATCTCGAAGAAACCATTCTTTAAGTTATCTTTATTGACATGTGTCTCCAAAACAGCGACCCAAGGTTCTCCTTTGGCTGTAGCACGGTCTTTTGGAGTCATTTTAGCCAATTCTTCTTCGCGTTTGGCTACTGCTTCTTTGGCTGTTGCTTCTTCAGCACGGGCAAGTGCTTCTGCACGTTCTTTTTCTAGACGTTCTTTTTCTGCTTCTAATTTGTCTATGCCAAATAATTTTTTAATAATTGCTTTCATGTTTCCCCCATACCCGCGATTGCGGATAAAAAAATGCGTTTTCGTTTTGCCCCATATCCCAAATAATACTGCCCATTGTATTTCTTTCATTTAGTGGCAACGATTGAATAAAAGTATTTGTACTATAACGAACACCTTTAGTTATTGGTTTAACTTCGTGTACCCAAAGAGGATCTGCTGGAAAAATCATAGCATCTCCTTTATTCAATTTAACTTCGTATCTGCCATTCCAAAAAGTAAATTCGCCACCTTCATAGTCGTCATTTAATGAAATAGTACAACTGGCGTGAATCATTTCCTCCCAATCCACATGAGGATGTATCCATTCGCCGACTTCGTATTTCATAAGTCGGTGCATGTGGGAAAATCTTAAAGATTTTTTTAATGCTGTAGTGTGAAACGCTTTAAACTCTTCTAGATATGTTATCCAATCTTCGATAATTTTATTTGTATGATTATGTACTACTAAAAAGTTTTCTGTATCAGGAATTAACTCTACTCTTTTAAAAGTAGAAGTAGTCATTTTATTAGTTACGGCGTGTATGCAACTTTCTTGAACCGCACTGGCAGAACGCAATTCGTATTCGTCAATTAACGAATTGCATTGGTCTTCTGTTAATGCGTTTCTAACAACAAAAATTAAATCGGATAACTTTATATCTTCCATTTATGTTCCCCACTCATTTTTAAAGAGTGGAACTTGTAATCTATCGCTGTAGCGTAAACCGTTTTTCATTGCTAGTTCCGCTACACGCCTGTTGTTAAGAGTATAGACACTTTCAACGCCACCCACGGGCATAAGATATATAGGACCGGTAAAACCATTTTCTCTATAAATGTCAGCAGTTTCAATTGCTTCCTCCGCATCTTCTTCTGTGGCCACTACAAATTTAAGATATGTATGACCGTATTCTTCGTATTCACAAACTACGTCTGGACGAATTGCTTCGTGACGTTCTTCACCGGAGCAACTTAATTTAGCACTAACACTAAATGTAACTTCTCGCCAAAAATCTTTATCGCTGTGATATTTCCATGTGTGCAGATATTGCTTGAACTCGTCGGTGAGTTTTTGAGTACCATTCGTTTCAAATGTAATCTCTTTTAAGTTTGTCATTTTTGGATGGTCGAGCAAGTCTGGATACGCTCGTTGCCATCCAAGCAAAGGTTCCCCTCCGGTAATGACCAAGTGTTCGTCTCGCCATTCGTTGAAGGGTAGAATCTCTGCGATCCTGTCTGCGATGGCGTCTGAAGTGAGCATTGGACTAAGATCCTTAAAGCGAGGATCCCAACTAGCATAACTATCACAGCCCGTAGATACCAAAGGAAGTTCTTCATATTTTTTATATGGGGTTCGTTCATGTTGGATTGCAATATCTTCAACTTCTGTACTTAGTTCACCTTTTGGTAATCCAAAGCCAGCACATTTAAAGTTACAACCAAATGTTCTCAAGAAAACAGACGGTACACCCATGTAACGTCCTTCGCCTTGAATACTATAAAATAATTCTGCAATTTTTAATTTGCTCATATACAGTCACCTTGTTCTGCCAGTTTACTGGCGCTTGATTTTTCTTTACCTGCTTGTCTAAACAGTTTAACATCTTTAATTGCAGATTTCAATGTTTCGGCATAATTCAGTGCCTGTTGTTCAGTCATAGAAATAGTTGTTTCAACGGTCACTGCACCAGTTGTCCAAAGTTGCCAAGTTACTTTCAAACGAGTCCATAGCCCATTAATTAAATCTTTAACAAACCAATCAATCTCTTGTAGATACGGACTATCAATATCGTATCTTTTTTCAACTAGTTCAGACCAATAATCAGTTTTAGCAGTTGCGTAAATGTTTACATTAATACCAGTCTCACTAGATTCAACTTCTACATTGTGATCGTGATACTCTTGCCCGCAACCGCAGACAATTTGATAAAACTTAGTGTCGCCAAAGTCACTGCGTTTTAGAATTCCTTCTGCTGGTTGCTCTAATTTCATTGTTTGAACATCTCTAAGTTAATAATTTTAGCAACACGCTCGCCAATATCTTCTCCGTTAGGAATCACATAAGTTTGACTTTCGTGTCTATCTTTACGGTCATCGTAGTGTCTTACATTTAAAATTTTACCACCGACGGCGGTGCTTAATTCGAAAGTGATTCGTCCTTCACCTTCTGCACGACCGCGTTCTATTGCTTGTGCTGTTCCGATTGCCAATTTATACTCTCTTTCTTTCATAGTTGCTTCTTCGTACTTGTGTCGATTATCCCACATATCGCGGACTTTTCCATACAACCATTTATCGACAAAATTCATTTGCATGTCTCCAACCATTTATCAAGAATATTTACAGCATCATTGAAATCGATACCATATACTTCTGCACTGATAACATTGTCTTTGATTTGTATATCAAACGGAACAGTTCCGTTAAATCGAAAATCTTCGGGAACATCTGTCTCTACAATATACTTGTGTAGATTTTTTGCTCTATTAATTAAATTAGTCGCCATGTCTACTGAATTCATCTTGGTGCAAACTCCTGTTGTAGTTTAATGTTATCAAAGAACTCTTTCTTTGTACCAGCATCGTCTTTGAACGCACCTTTAAGTACAGTAGTTTGAGTTAATGAACTATGTGCCATAATGCCACGATTCTCACAGCATCCATGAACTGCCTGAATATAAACGCCAATATCACTTGCGCCAGTGGCCTTTTCAATTTCTCTGGCTATGTCGTTACACAATTCTTCCTGTAAGGTACCACGACGAGCGCACCATTGCGCGATTCGTGTGTATTTTGACAGCCCAATGAGTTTTTGGGCGGCGATGATTCCGATGTAGGCAACACCAGAAACAGGCTGATGATGATGACTACACATACTACGAAGCTCACTCCTAACCACCAACATACCCTCATAACGATCTTCGCTATCGTTAGGAAACGCTGTTGCATCTGGTGCTGGTTCATATCTTCCTGCCATTATTTCGTTAAAGTACATTTTTGCTAATCGTTTCGCTGTACCGTGCGAGTTAGGATCTGTCTCTCTGTCAATAAGAAGTTTGTCTAAAACACTTTCAAATGCCTCAGTTGCTTCTTTGATTAGTTGTTCTTTGACTAGATCAGATTCGATGTATTCGCTGATGTTATCTCCTGCCCAGAATCTTTTTCCGTCTAGGACCATCTTTTCGCGAATCGCTTGTGCTAAATTTTTTTCTGACATTATTTCTCCGAGTTATAGACGAGGATGTCTATGTAATATAATATAGTTTATTTAGGTTTTTGTCAACTAAGTGCGTATACTTTTCTTATCAATATGTTGTTGTTCATATCGTAATCTACGGCATTCTTCCCTGACTGTATTAGGGATATCAGGATGCCATTCTGCCATCCCGCAATCATAGATGCGAGTTTGACTACCGTAATCGGTAAAAATAAGAATAAGCACAGCCGCTATTAAAGCGACTGCGGCTGTAATCTTTCCGATAATAGTATCCGACATAAGTCAGCATCCTTTTTTGATTTGAATGTAAATTTCATGTAGTCGTGTTGTGGATGACTTTCGTATCTTCCGCCAGGTAGGCCAAATACTTCGAGCACCATGGCGCAAGTTTCATTCCACCAAAAACCTGATTGCCCGTCCCAATGGACGTAGATATTATTCTGATCTTCCACTGGTGCAACTATCATTCCAAAGTTCTTGTGCTCTGCGCTTATAGTCTTCTAATTCCCACACGGCTAATTTTTCACGAAATACTTCTTCGCTTAATCCGTGCCAGCCGATACAGTCTCCTGTAGGACTACGACCACAACCGCAAGTTCCAATTTTCTTTCCTTCTTCAGGTACTCTTACTTGCATTTTTATAATTTCCTTTACTTGGTATAACGTGACGAACCCCGCCACGAGGGTCTTCCATATCACCCTTGCGTCTAGGGATCATGTGTATATGAGGATACATTACTGTTTGGCCAGCAGTCTCGCCACAGTTTTGTCCGACATTAAAAGCGTCCCAACGTTCAGATTGGACACCATCGAACCCGAACTTGTATGCTCCTTTGAAACATTCGACGATGTTGGTAAAACGTTCATAGGTTGGCACAAAAAGCAAATGTCCTTCCGTAACTGGGTAGGCATCGTTGAAGACCCAATAGTCTTTTGTTCTGTACTCGATACTAGTCCATGGTGCTCTGCGTTCATCTAGTGCCCTTTCTAAATCAGTCATAACCAAAATTCTTCCCAAGGATAAACAAGCCAACAATCTTCTTGTCGCTTGTCTACGGTCCAAACATGATAGTCTGGATCTTTAAACTCACTGCCGTAATTATGTGTTAATACAGCAAAACGAACATTGTCTCCCCATACTTGATTCCATGCTTCATCGTTAGGAAAACAACCACTGGGCCAATCTTTCTTAATCCAATTAAGAGTAGATCCTTGATCGTTAATATCGTCTACAATTAAGATTTTCTTTTTAAGACGTTCTAAATGTTTGTGATCGCCCCAAATGTGCCTTTCGTCATTGGGAACAACTCCCAAGGCATCTTCGGCCATCCAAAGATTACTTTCGCAATCGTTTTTATTATCGCGAAGGCTGACATTAAGTGTGTGCATCTTAATGCCAGTATATTGACTTAGTAAGTTAGCCGGAACAAGACCACCGCGTGTAATACCTACAATATAGTCAGGCCTCCAATTATGTTCAGACATTTGGCGAGCAATTTCTAAACATGCGCCTTCAACTTGTGACCAACTGTAGTATACTTTCTTCATGCAGTTAACCCATAGGCCAATGATTGACATTCTTCTTTAGTCATAAAGAAATTATAAGTTTGTGTACCAACAACTTCACCGTCTTTAAGACTTTCTTGAACCATATCGATACTAAACAAACCTTTAGGGCTTAGTACTTCGTGTTTCTTTAATGTTAGCCTAAAACCGGCGTGTTCTTTGACAACCATTTCTTTATAAGTATCTCTAACTGATTCATGTAGTTCCATCATCATCTCCTTTAATTGCGTCCCACGTTCTATATTTGGCTAATGCCTTAATATAGTCATCATACATCTTTTTTAACTTTGGATGCTTCTTTTCTAGTTTAACATCTCGCTCGGGAATTTGCAAGACTTTTTCAATTGTGTTTAACCTTTCTTCTAGGTCAACACCATTTAATACCATTCGACCTTTAACTTCTAACTCCGGTGGATCGTTTTTGGCAACCATCACCGGATTGGTAGTAGGATTAGCCCAAGTTACATTTGTACCTGTAGTATAAGTTAACGGCACAGATGTAGTGCCGGCTCCGGTTGAAATCGTATATCCACTGCCAGAGCCGCCTGTGCCGTTCGATACTAAAACACTACCTGAACCGGCACCGGAACCTGCTATGCCGCCGGCTGTATTAAGTATTACGCTTCCGTGATTGTAAGTATAGCTCATTTGGTATCCATTTATTATTAACGAGAAATCCCCATTCTCTCTTTTGCGGACCTGGCATAAAAAGTGTCCAACACTCTACGTTGGGATCAATTTCAATTCTATGAAAACTGTTGGCACTACAAATTCTAAAGTGTCCAGGCTTTCTCCATTTGGCAATTTCACAGACCTTTACTCCCTGGCTGTTAAATTGAGGAATCCATTCCCAATAGCCACCTTTTAGAATAAGTGTGGCATAAGGCCATGGGTGATCATGCACATCATCTGGATCACCTTTATGAAACTTGTGTAAGAATACATTAAATGGAAACCATTTACGATCCTTTAAAAATAGATAATAACGTGTAAGTAACGGCTCGTCACAGGTACGATCCATAATAATACGCTTGCGACCGAGACGTTCTAACAGTTTTAATATCATACAAGTCTTTCTAAGAGTCCATTTGCAGAAAAGAAATTTTCAGTTAAGTCTTGAGTTTGTTTTCTAAGTTGTGGTAAAAACTTTTCATAGTTATCCATATACTGGATAATCTTTGCACATATTTCTGGACGGTGTGCTTTATATGCTTCGAAACTTTCAGTCCATTCACTAGGATACTTAAAAGTATCATAGCCCATTTCACTGTAACTAAGTCTATCTGGCACCATAGGAATAGCATCTACAACAGCGCCTTCATACCAACTAATCCCTAATGTCTCTTGTAAGTTTGCAGAGAACACTAATTTCGATTCGCCTAACAAGTTATGATATTCATTTTTTGTTAGTTGTTGATCCTGACAGACTACGAACTCGTACTGTGGCAAGTGTTCTTTTAAATCTCTAAAAATTTCAACTTGCTTCTCGGGTGCGATGCGATGAGGGAAAAGAATTAAATCACGTTTTTTCATCCCTTTATATGGAGTTAATGTATCTTCCATATACTCCATTGGCCAACCTGTGCGTACAATTTTTCCTTTATCGATATATGATGCTTTTGCAGTATCGTAATCTATGTTTAAAAGATTATGACAAAACATTTCAATATGGAATGTTGTAGCAAAGTAGTTATGATCTATAGCATGAAAGAAACTCTTTTCAGCATTTCTGACCCAAGGAGCATCGCCAATTAGACGACCTAAAAAGTCCTGTGGATCGTAACTACCGGCATGCCATAGTGCGTGAATAGTTACAGGAATCTGTAACAGTTCACTCATATACTTTAGGTTGATGATACCAGGGTGCCAAGCATCAGTAAAGATGAAGTGATCATTAGGAGCCACTGATCCGGCGCAAAACAACCTACCCATTTGCTCAACTTGAGCAGACTTGTATATATTGGTGCCACCAAAATTAAGAAAAGCACCAGGAGTAGTGGCTGAAGGAATATCCGTAGGCCCAGATAAAACTTGAACATCGTGTCCTCTCTTTCTCAGGATAGCCGGTAGGTGGGTCTTCCACTGCGCTGTATAGCGTGTTTCTACCGGCTCAAGGTCTACTAAGTAGACGGTCATTGGCGACCATTCCTGTAGTTGTTATTGTACCCGTTGTTATTACGGGGACGATTTTCAAATCGTCTGTCGTTGTTATAACGACGAGGACGCTTAGACGCCTCGTAAGCCTGCCAAGTTTTACTTTGGCGGTTATACAAGTCTGCCTCATTGTAAGGCAGAAGGTTGAATCTGCAAAAATCTAGCAGATTGTCAAGATCGTCAAAAATTTGAACGACTTCTTTTTTCATCATTGTTTCCTTTAGTATTTGATGAATGAACCATTTTCTCCGTCTTCGGAGACCTCAATCCAAATCTCGCGATTTGGATACTTCTTGCTAATGATGTCATGTAATTCGTCAGACATCATTTCACAACTCTTGTAGTCAAGGCTTATAGTGGCACCTTGACCATTATACAACGACTCGAGCCATCGTTTGAATTGGATGAATTCGATGTCCCTGTCATTGTGTTGCACACTGATCCACACCCTGAAATGAAAGATGTGGCGATGAGGGTAACCCAAAAACGATACGTCATATTCGTC